AAGCATTGTATGAAACAACGTTTGTATTGGAAATAGAAGCAGTTAAATTGCCTGAAGTTGTAGAAGAACCAACTACGTAATAAGTTGTATTGCTTGTTGTTGGGGTTACGGTTGATCCAGCACTAATGCCAGTTAACGCAGAACCATCACCAGCAAAAGAAGTTGAAGTTAAACGCCCAGTAGATGGGTTAAATGTTAACTTTGTTGACGATGTTTTAGCCGGCAAATTGCCAGTTGTTGTTGTAACCCAGGTTGGGTACATCGTTGTATTAGTGGTTGTATCGTCTGTAATGCCAATATTTGTAGCGTTTGTTGCATTTGTAGCGTTGGTTGCGTTTGTAGCATTGGTTGCATTAGTAACCGCAGTTGACCCAATTACTGCTACCACCTGGGCGGCAGAAGCGGCAGTAAATGCGCTTGTACCGTTGCCATAAGCCAATCCAGTTAAGGTTGTAACGCCTGTACCACCACTTCCAACTGCTAAAGTTGCTGATAATCCAGCCGCAGTTCCGGTTGTATTTTGATTAAATGTTGGCCAAGTAAATGTTCCGCTAGAAAAATCGCCTGAAGTCGGGGTGCCTAATATTGGAGTTGTAAAGCTTGGGCTAGTTGCCAAAGCAATTACGGTTCCGCTACCAGTTGTTGAATAACTTGTTCCCCATGCACTACCGGTGCTATTTGCAATTCCGGCACCTGGGTAAACCATTCCGGCTGGCAATGCGGCCCAGGAAGCAGTTGTTCCATTTGAAGTAAGAACGGTAGCGTTTGCACCAATTGCTAATCTACTAGCAGTATTTACACCGCTACCAATAATTAAATCACCAATACTTGTAATTGGGCTTAATGCGTTAAATGCCGCAGAAGCCGTTATTTCGCCTGTACCGCCGCTTCCAATTGGAAGAATACCAGTTACACCGGTTGTTAACGGAAGCCCTGTAACGTTGGTCATAACACCGCTTGCTGGGGTTCCCAGGGCTGGCGTAACTAATGTTGGGCTAGTAGCAAATACTAATGCACCTGAACCAGTTTCATCGCTTACTGCGGCGGCTAAATTGGCAGAAGTTGGAGTTGCAAGCCAGGTTGCTACGTTAGCACCAAGGCCAGTTACGCTACCAATAGCCGGTGTAATTGTTGTATTAGTTACGGAAGTGATTTGTCCTTGGGCATTTACGGCAAATACTGGGGTTGCAGTTGCAGAACCATAAGTAGAAGCTGGAACGCCTGTATTTGTAATGCTAAATTGATAACCAGTAAGGGTTAAGCCAGTTCCAGCGGTATAGTTTGCGGCCGTACTGAAGTTGCTCCAGTTCATATCGGTTACGCCAAGTGTTCCACCTGGTTGTGCCGTGCAATACCATGCTGAACCAGCTTGTGTTCCAAATTCTACAAATACTAATGCGCTTACGTATTGCGCCCAGGTTGTGCATCCGGTCGCATAAGTCCATGCACCAGCTTTTACTTCATAAATACCGTTTTCTGAAGCAGTAGATTGATTTTTAACCAATACTGTATTGCCAGCTACTACTGAAACAGTATCAATAGTTTGTGGTCCTGACAACGTAATATTTGCAGTTGTAGCGGCCGTTACTGGGTTTTTCCAGCTAATTCCAGCGGCATAAGCTTGCAAAGTTAATAAGTTAACAATGTCCGTTGCGCTTGAAGCATTACTGGAAATAGTTCCAGTAGTTGTTGCTATGTTAGTGAATACACCCGTTGAAGGGCTTGTAGAACCAATTGGTGAACTATCTAACGTACTGTTTGTAATAGTTAAACCGGATTGAACAGGGTTAGCCGTTGCATAAAACGGATTGCCTTGGCCAATAAAAGTATTAAAGGACCCATCTAAATTGAAGTAGGCTTGAACTGGTAATAGATTCTGTACGTCAGAATTAGATGGGTTTGTCATAAAACTTCCTAATTATTGGGCATCTACTGGTGTTACATACAAAGTTGAAGTGCCGCTAACAGTTATTGCTGAAACATAATATGGAACTGTTGGAACGGCCAAAACTACGGTAGTGTTTTCATTAATTACATAATCACCTGGCGTTCCGGCAGTTGGGTGAACTGCATCCCTAGCAATAGCAGAAACGGCAATAGCAATTAATGATGTACCAGTATTGGCAAATTCAGCCCAAGTAATTTGATCATTACAATTTGTATTAATTAATACTGGCGTTGAAGCCGTTGTAGTAACCGCAATGTTGGTTGTTTTGCCAACTGGACGAATTCCAATTGTAGTAGTCATAATTACACCGCCGTTGTAGGTGCTGGGCCTTCTAAACGTGTGATTTCCAATGTGTAAGCACCGGCCGCTGGTGTTAATGAACCAGCAGTAATGTTACCAAATTGAATAGTCAATACGTTTACAGTAGCGCAATAAGCTTGTGCAACAACGATGCCTGAAGTTTGGGCGCCAGCTAAACCAATAACTTTAACAATGTCAGTAGTTTGTAGGCCAGGCAAAGCAAAAGTTTGTGCTGGGCTGACTACGGTAGCTACTGAAGCTGGTGTCAAAGATGGCTGAATGTAAAACGTTTCGTGGGAATTACCACGTGTGATAGTAGTAGATGACATGATTTTCCTTTAAATGAGGATGATTAATTATAAGCGTAAAAAGGAAAAAAACCACCCTTTATGGGGGTGGCTTTCTTCACTATTTCCTAGTCCCTATTAAGGTAGGAATGTTAGATCGTAACCATAAACATAAACGTCCATAGTAGCCGCCGCACCTTGTGCAACGCTAACGTTTACATACAGATTTTGACCAGTTGCAGAAGCAGTTGAAGCAACAGTACGTTGGCTAACAACAGTTGATCCTGTCAAAGCTGACAAAGCCGCATCAGCAACAATTGCAGTTCCACCGGCTGAAGGTGCGGTAAATAAACCGGCTTCGGCAGTAGTTAAGCTTGTTGATGCGTTAGTGAAAATAACGTTAGAAACTGAATAGTTACCGGTATTCAAAATTGGAAGAACGGTATCGCCAGTTGCGTTTACGTTAACACCCTGGTAAGAAGCCAACAAACGAATTGCTTGGTTTGTGGATAGTTGTGAAGGGTGATTAGTTGTGGTACTTGCTGGTCCTGGATTAGACATGATTTATTCCTTAAATTAATGTTTAAAAATGGGGGGTTTGATCCCCCCTATTTTATTACGATGCGATACGGCAAGCCAATTCAGGGTACAAAGGTGCCCAGCCATACAGAACGTCCAAACGTGTTGGGATGGAATCGTTATTGATGGTGTATTGACGAACCACACGGATTGACAAACCAAGTTCTTTATCAGAAGCACGGCCAGCGAAATGAACGCCTTCAGGCAATTCTAAGTCAGCACAAGCTAATGTAAACGCATTGCGGTGCATCAAAATGTTCTGTGGTGAAGTTACGCCGGTGTTGTTGAATGGAGTAACAGTCTGTGAACCAGTTGATGTAACGCTAACGTTTTGGAACTGACCAGCAGTAATAACGGCTGGAACAACGGTAACAGTTGCAGTACCGCCGGAACCAATTGCAGTTGTAGATTGAACTACAAAGTTACGCAATTTGCCATAAGACTGACGGTTTTGTGGGTTAACTGCATAAACGCCAGCGATTGTGAATGTATCGCCTTGGTTCAATGTAGCGGCCGCAGAAGTAGCACCAATAGTGATGTTGCTTGAATAAGCCCAACCACTTGTAAGGAAGCCAGTTGCAGTTGTTACGTTGCATGACAAAGTAGCAGAAGCATAAGAACCGAATGTTTGTGAAACAACGTTTTGGTCCATATACCAGTTCATACCACCGGAATCACGGCCCATCAAGCCCTTAGTGTATTGCTTTGAAATCTGTTCAGTTGGAACAAACAAACCTTTTAAGCTATCAACGATTGTTGAAGAAGTAAATGGTTCGATAGTTACAGAACGGCGGCCATCACGTGGTGCGCCTTCAGAATCAAGGTAAGCGGCCGCAGTCAGGTATGTAATCAAACCAGTTGGGGCAGTACCAGCAGTACCAACGATATTTGCAGTATTGTTTTTAGCAGTAAGCAAACCATCACGGTCCATTTTGTTAGCAATAGTTGCAATTGCTGGCTTCAAAATACGGTCACTAAACATATCAAGGCTTAATGCCAAATCTTGTGTTGTGAATTGTGTTGAAACTTGGAATTGTGTTGACAATGTAACTGGTACTGAAGTTTCGTTGAAATCTTCAACTACTAGGTTAGGACCAATTGCGCCAAGGAAACGGCCAGGACGGCGTACATTGACTGTCTGACCAATCTTTGCACCAACTACGGCAAATTGATCATCATAGTTACGGT